AGAAATTCGCGCTAAACTACAAGCGCAAGAAAACCGTCAATCGGGCGGACAATCACAAGGCGACAACGCCATCTATGCACACTGGAACATTCCAGAAGGCTCAAGTGCAAAAATTAGATTCCTACCAGACGCTAACACACAAAACTCATTCTTCTGGGTTGAGCGACTGATGATTCGTTTGCCATTTGCAGGCATCAAAGGTCAGGCAGATTCAAAGCCTGTTGTAGTACAAGTACCTTGCGTAGAAATGTACGGCGACGCTTGTCCTATTCTAGCAGAAGTTCGTACTTGGTTCAAAGATCCAGGACTAGAAGAAATGGGTCGTAAGTATTGGAAAAAGAAATCATACTTGTTCCAAGGTTTTGTAAGAGAGAATCCACTAGCGGACGACAAAACACCTGAGAATCCTATTCGTAGATTCGTTATCAGTCCCCAGATATTTAATTTAATCAAGGCTGCACTAATGGACCCAGAACTAGAAAGCATGCCTACAGATTACACCGCCGGATTGGATTTTACTGTGACAAAAACCAGTAAAGGTGGTTATGCAGATTATTCTACAAGCAAGTGGAGTCGTAAAGAAACTGCACTGACCGCACAAGAACAAAGTGCAATTGACAGTTTTGGTCTTTACAATCTTGCAGACTTCTTGCCCAAGCGTCCAGGTGAAGTAGAACTAAAAGTTCTCAAGGAGATGTTCGAAGCGTCAGTAGATGGTCAAGCATATGATCCAGATCGTTGGAGTCAATACTACAAGCCCAGCGGCTTTCAAGGACGTGGCGGCGATGACGTAGAAACCGCTGCACCTGCTCCTACACCAAAGGCTGCGCCTGCGCCAGTTCAATCTGCTGCGCCGTTTGATGCAGACGAGGAAGATAACGCACCAGTAGCTACTGCTCCAGTACAAGCCGCTGCTGCCAAACCTTCCAGTCAGCGAGCCGAGGACATCTTGGCCATGATTCGGAACCGCAGCAAACAGTAAGGCAATCTGATGTTATCGCAATTAGATAACATCATTTTTCCAGATCGTTGTGATGTGCTAGAAATAGTACCATCACAACGATATGTCTATCCAATTTATAAAAACGGTAGTAGCAGTTTATATAATTCAGGATTCAGACTTGTGAACAATGATGAGTTAATACACATATCTGTGATAGACATTTATGTTCGTAGTGCCTACGATCGTTTTGTAACTGGGGTAAATACTTTTTTACAACACAATACCAATTTGGACCGTGCAACGGTACTAAATTTTATTACAAACTACTTATTTTTGAATAGACATTTTTGTCCACAGTTTCATTGGTTGGTAAATTTGCAACGATTTACCAACGCCAAGATCAGAATCAACCCAATCAATTCAATGGCAGAAATTACTACATTGAAGTATAACATCAGTGAAAATCCTATGCTAGATGAAATCCTTTGTACAGAAAAAGTAAATTTTTATTTGTCAATTGATAAAGTATTAACTGAAGACCTAATAGGACAAACTGTACCATTCAAATTAATTATTGAAACTGCCAAGCATAGGTATCCAGAAATATACAAAGAAATTGTTCAACGCAGTATAGATTTATGCAATGTCCTAGACTAGATCATTTTGTTCGATTCAATCCCAATGGGACCGTAAGCCGGTGCGGGCATATGGTCAATGCACCACAGTTTGACAGTTTACAAGAAATGCAAAACAGTCGTTGGCTATTCAAAACTAAAATGGATTTAGAATACGGCAATTGGCCCACAGAGTGTGCTAGATGTAAAGAAACTGAGACTGTTAACGATACTAGTATTAGATTGAATGCAATCAAATTTCATCAAATACAAACAAAATCTGATTATTTGATTGTTGGTGGAGTATTGGACAATATTTGCAACAGCGGTTGTTTGACATGTAACGAAAAACACAGTACCAAGATTGGTAGTTTACGTTCACGAACATATCCTATCATTGATAATACCAATCGTTTTTGGCAGCTACCAACCGAACGCATTGTGCATTTAGATATCAATGGTGGAGAGCCCAGCGCAAGCAAGAACTATAGAGATGTATTAAAAAATTTACCACCAAATGTACAGTCGGTTAGAATAAATACTAATTGTTCAATTGTAATTGAAGAAATTGAGAACTTAATTGAACGTGGTATTCAAGTAACTGTTACTGTAAGCCTTGACGGCATTAAAGACGTGCATGATCTAGTACGGTGGCCCATTCGGTGGGATAAATTTTACGAAAATTTAATCCACTATAAAAATATTCCCAATATAGATTTAAATACATGGACTACTATAAGTGCATTGAATATTCACAATTTTACAGCCATTAAACAATTTACAGTCAATCATCAAATTGATCATTCTTATGCATTCTTGCATGCTCCTGACGCTATAAATGTTCGTTATCAAAATAGCATAACGCTACCTTACAAAAATGAATTTCCAGGTATTGTGGCCATAGATAGAAACAATCAAGATGAACTAGATGCATTCATGCACGAGCAAAAACATCTTCGGAGCATAATATGAAATGCTATGCGGAATTAACATGCAATGATGTAGACGCCATATCAGATCAAATTTATCAGTATATCGCAAACAATACTGATATATTGAATACAACCAAATTTGGTTGGCATTTCATTGATTGCCGAGCATTATTGAATCATGCTCCTAGCTTGACAAATTTCTTTAAGGTTAAAAAACTTCTGCCCAGACATGCAGCAATAACTATAGTAACAGAAAGTGATCATTTGCCTCTGCATGTAGATGAACCTCCGGTAGTGGCAAAAATTAATTTTCCGGTGCGTAATACAACTGGTTGGGTTAATCGTTGGTTCGACCACGATGAGGTCATTGCAGAGTTATATGATTTAAAACAACCAATCGTTTTCAATTCCCAAATAGCACACAGCGTGGAAAAAATCTCAGAAACCACGCTGCCACGATTGGTAGCAAGTTTTACCTTTTACAACGAACCCATAAAATGGCTAAAATAGCAATAACAGGACACACAGCTGGAATAGGACAAGCACTGGCTCAAATTTATGAATCACAAGGCCATGAAATAGTTGGTCTCAGTAGACGCAACGGCTACAACATTCGTAGTATTCCTAAACTGGTATCAATGATTGAACCTTGTGATATTTTTATTAATAATGCACAAGCGGGGTTTACACAAACAGAATTATTGTTTGCAGTTTATACAGCATGGTACCAAAAACAAAAAACAATTATTAACATAAGCACTATGATGACATCAGAACCTGTCAGTTGTTTGCCTGGCCTAGATATGATGCAATACTATGTACAAAAGAAAACCCTAGAAGAGGCAATTGTGCAACTTAAAGGACTGCACCAGTTACCCAAGTTATGTTTAGTAAAACCAGGAGGAGTAGCCACACAACCCGGACAAATAAGTCCTAGGCCGTATGCAGATGTCAATGCTTGGGCAAAACGAATAGTAGACATACTTGATTCAGGCCCTGACTTATCTGTAGATGAAATAGCTTTAGGTGTAGCGTTTCCATGAATGCTAAAGACTATTTGACTAATCGTGCATTTTGCCCAATGCCCTGGACTGGCTTGATGTACAACTTTGACGGCAATGTTAAAAATTGTATACGTAGTGCAGTACCAATTGGCAACATTAGAAACTCTAACATACAAGATATTCTAGCACAAGATTATCAAATTAAAGCAGACATGCAGGCATCAACAAAATTTGCTCGCTGTAACCCTTGTTATGATTTAGAAAAAGAAAAAAACAATCTAGATATCATAAGCGATCGTGTGTTTTATCTCAAAGAATTACGTGAAGTAGATAACACGCTATACAATACGACCAACTTTGACTTACATACTGTTGATGTAAGGTGGACCAATTTATGCAATTTTGCCTGTGTTTACTGTGGACCAGAATTTAGCAGCAAATGGGCCAGCGAGCGTGGAGTTATGACTCTAACACCTGAAGATCAACAGGTCGAAAAATTCAAACAATATATTTTTGAACATGCAGCACAACTAAAACATGTATATCTAGCTGGTGGCGAACCTTTGCTAATGAAGGAAAACTTGGAGTTTTTACAATTACTCAAAGAAACAAATCCTGAAGTTAATCTACGCATTAACACAAATTTAAGCAAAGTAGACACTGGTATATTTGATCTAGTTTGTGAATTTAAAAATGTACATTGGATAGTTAGCGTTGAAACAACAGAATCAGAATACGAATATATTAGATACGGCGGAGTATGGAAAGACTTTTTGACTAACTTAGAAATCATAAAAAATTTAAGACACAAAATATCATTTAACATGATCTATTTTATACTAAATTATCAATCAATATTTGATTGTGTGGACTATCTAAAATCTCTAGGATTTCATCAAAACAGTTTTATAATTGGTGCATTACTAAAGCCAGAATATTTAAATATTAGAAACTTACCATCACATGTTTTATCTCATGTAAAAGAAATTCTTGAGGATAAAATAAATGAGCGTCCTGGATTTCTATTAGAAAACGGTTACCGCAATATATTGGAATACATTGATCAGCCAATTAAAAAAAATTTATCTGAATTGTTTAGACAGTTAGAATTAATGGATCAACGACGCGGATTAGATAGCAGCAAGATTTTTAGAGAATTGTATGCACTTAGATAAACTAAAAAAGTTTTTAGAAAAAAAATATCAGTGCGAAATTTTTACAGATCTAGATCAATATCTGACGCTGCCAGCGAATCAATTGTACAAAGATTTAGATCTAATTAAAAAAGATTCTTATCCTAACAACTATAGAATATTCTATTACGTATTAACACCAATTGATTCAAATTTAATTCGTCACCTACAGACAACGGTGGCGGCATTAAAAATACCAAATTTTTTTGTTATATTAATTTCAAATCAAAAAGAAGCTAAAAATATAATAGAAGAAATTGCCAATCAATTGACGCCAGATCAGGATCCAATTAATTTTATAAAATGTTCAGATTCTTTAAGAGAGTTAACTATTTGTAGACAATGCCGGATTTACTAAACCATGTTGTATATATCAAGCAAGTAATATCTCGGATATAAGAGATGTATCTTTACGTGATACAATTAATGCCGAACCAATGAAAACTCTTAGGCAACGATTATTAAACGGAGAAAAGCCCAACGAATGTAGCCAGTGCTGGACTGAAGAAGCCAATCAAAAGACCAGCAAACGATTACAAGACAACTATAGATTCCGCCATATTAGAAAAGAAATTGATTGGAATCAAATTGATCACATCGAACCAAAAACTCTAAACCTTAAATTAGGAAATATATGCAATCTGTCCTGCAGAATCTGCGAACCAAAGCAGAGTTCTTCTTTTGATAATGAAGTTAAACAAAATATAAACTTACAAAAATTTTATAAATCTCTAACAGTTGATAACTCATGGGTACAAAATAAAGAAAGTAAATTTTGGCAAAGTATGAAATCGTCTAAGAATTCGTTAAGATTGATTCAATTTGAGGGAGCAGAACCATTATTAGTCAAAAGACATTTTGAAATATTAGATTTTTATATACAAGAAGGTGTGGCCGATAATATTAGTTTGCATTACAATACAAATGCAAGCATTTTTCCTGAATTGAAATTAGAAACTTTTGAAAAATTCCGTGATGTTGAATTTACTCTTAGCATTGACAATTTAGGAAAAAAATTTGAATACGAACGCTACGGAATTGACTGGACCACAGTTGAAAACAATATAAAAAGATTTTCTCAACTTGACCGATTAAAGTACAGCGTTAATGTTAACTCAACAGTGTCAGCTCTTAATTTAATGGACATGTATGATGTTTTCCTTTATTTCAAAAAACTAAACATACCAATCGAATTTAATATTTTATACATGCCTGAAGATATGAGCATCGCAGTATTGACAGAGGATATAAAAAAATATATACTAGCTAAATTTAATAGTATAGAAAATGAAGAATTCCAGCAAAAAATTAAACCGGTTCTAATGTATATGATTAATACCAAATTAAATTTTTTGCATCAATTCATTGACCGTAATCAATGTCTTGATAATTCAAGGAAACAAGTATTCAGTGAAGTATATCCTGAATTATATAATTTTACAAGGAAACATAATCATGGCAACCAAACCGTTTGATGTATCAAAATTTCGCAAAAGTATTACAAAAAGTATTGACGGTATCTCAGTCGGATTTAACGATCCAACAGACTGGATCTCAACAAACAATTACGCTCTTAACTACCTTATTTCAGGCGACTTTACTCGAGGTATCCCAATGGGCAAAGTTACTGTATTTGCTGGTGAATCTGGTGCAGGTAAATCCTTTATCTGCTCAGGAAACCTCGTCAAGAACGCACAAGCACAAGGCATTTATGTTATTCTTATTGATACAGAGAACGCACTTGACGAAGCGTGGTTACATGCACTCGGTGTCGACACATCAGAGGATAAACTTCTTAAACTGAATATGGCCATGATTGATGATGTGGCCAAAATGATCACAGAGTTTGTGAAAGAGTACAAGACATTGCCCGAAGATCAAAGACCCAAAGTGCTCATTGTGTTAGATAGTCTTGGTATGTTGCTAACACCAACAGATGTCAATCAGTTCGAAGCCGGAGATTTGAAAGGCGACATGGGGCGTAAGCCTAAAGCACTAACAGCACTAGTTCGTAATTGTGTAAACATGTTTGGTAGCTTGAACATTGGCTTGGTTGCAACCAATCATACCTACGCAAGCCAGGACATGTTTGATCCCGATGACAAGATCTCGGGTGGACAAGGTTTTATCTACGCTAGCAGTATCGTTGTTGCTATGCGTAAGTTAAAACTCAAAGAAGATGAGGATGGTAACAAGATTAGTGAAGTAAAAGGTATACGTGCAGCATGCAAGATTATGAAAACACGTTATGCTAAACCATTTGAATCAGTGCAAGTTAAAATTCCTTATGAGTCCGGTATGAATCCCTATAGTGGACTCGTGGATATGTTTGAAGGAAAAGGTTTATTGACCAAAGAAGGCAACAGCCTTAAATACACCCTAGCAGATGGTACGGTAATCAAGCAATTCCGCAAAGCATGGGAACGCAATGAAGATGAAAGTCTTGATCGTGTGATGAAAGACTTTACTGCTAACCCGCATAAAGATACCGCTGCTGATCAACCAGAAGAGGAAATTGTCGAATGAGCATTGATGTCGAAGTCTTAATTGAATCTTATATTACACTTAAAGAATACATTCCTGCTAAAGAAAGACAAGCTGCTGCTGATAATTTGGTCAGTTTGCTTGTAGATAATTTAAGTGATAAAGAATTACGAGAATTTGGTGGCACAGATAGTTATACCAAACGTGCCATCGAAGAATATCTTGATGACGAAGACGAAGAAATTGACTACGAAGACTGATGTGGTATAATCGTGTTGTTGCAGATCTTGGAGAAATTCCGGCCTTCATTAATTATTATGAAGGTGAACTCGCGCAGGCTAAAGCAGAAACACCTATACGAGGTAATGTTGAAAAGTCCGCTGCGAATTTACCGGGTATTACAGAGCACAGATTTAACCAGCTTCAGGAGATCGAGGCTGTACTTAACTATCTTAATATACAACTTCGCAAGATTAGACGAAAACATTTTCAAAAATACTTGGAATCTTATGCCCGAGCTCTTACGGCTCGCGACGCTGAGAAATATACAGATGGTGAGGACGAAGTCATTGACTTTGAGACTATCATTAACGAAGTTGCTCTGCTTAGAAACAAATGGCTTGGAGTTATGAAAGGTCTT